AGTCATTATCTATTTCGATTCTTGCCCTTCCGTAAACGTGTCCTCTGTTGTTTTGGTAGCGGTCGTTGTAATAGTCCCCATCCTCCGAATAGGTGTAGATGTATTCCCTATCGGTAAGAACTCCCAACGGTTCAAGCGTTATATCTCTGTCCCTTGCTAATTTGTAAGTCCAGTCCTTTGTGCCTCCTTGTGAATAGAAAGTGTCCCGCGTTTCAATGAGTAGGTTCTTCTCGTTGTTCGGGTCAACCTCCACAAATAAGTTGAACATCTTGAAAATCGAGGTCAGGAAGTCCGCCATAGTGCAGTCAGGCGCAATGGTTGAAAAGTCCAAAAGGTCGCCCTCAAAAGCGTCTATGATAGCCTCATTACTGAACTCCGCCTCCGTTGCTACTATATCAAAGTCATTAAAGAAATTAGACTGCGGAAGTGGTTGACCTAAGAAGTTGCTAATTATCAAGCTCTGATTGTCTAACCACAAACTATAATAAACCCTATCTCCAGCAAATAGAACCTCCTCAGATGCTGTTAGTGCAATGCTGAATGTTTGGTTTAAGTAGCTTCCCGTTTGAATCGCAAATGTTGTTTCCGTTAGAACCGTTTGCTGTCCGTTAGTGTCAACCTTGAATATTTGAGCCTTCAAATTAGAACCCGTTTGGCTATAAACCCTTGAAGTAGAAGCTAAGTCTCTTTTAACATTTATGGTTGCCGTGTGGTTGAACGTGTAAAGCCCAGTTGCAGGAACGAGATAATGCCACCCTGTTGTCGTGTAATTGTTGCCTGAATCGAAACCTCCACCCGTTGAGTCGTTGCTTATGTCTATCTTTGCGTAGTATAAACCCGTTGACACGTTGATCCAATTGGTTAGGACTTGTTTTGGTGGCGGAAGCAATGCGCGAAACAGTCTATTCTGACTTTGCGAACTGTCAGGAAGCAGTGACTTTCCTGTGAAAGGTACTATCAACTGATTCCAAAGCGTAGACGCGAAAAAGCTGCTCGTGTAAGTAAACCCAGCAAAGTCGAAAATCTTGTTCAATATCGTCTTGGCGAATATCGCTGGTCGTAGGTCGTTCGGATAGAATACCCGTCCCGTGTTGTTGAACTCTATCCGCTTACCGTAGTCAATGTATGGGTAAACGTAACCATCCGTGTTTGACCAACTGCTGACAACATTTGCCTGAGTCAGTTCGTGGTTCAGGTCGCTGAAATCAAGTTCTTCGTTTATCTTTTTGTCCCCAAGTACCGAGAAGATGTTTACCAGCTTACCGATGAACACGACCTCGTATGTATAGGCGTGTCCCTTTTGGACTATCTTGCGGAGCTGGACAACCCCAGCCATGACCTCCACGCCGTCGGCTATTACTCGCGCCTCCGCTTTCTTATTAGGGTTAAAATTAACAGATATGTTAGTAGTGTTAGCATCGTAGTCATTTGAGATGTTAACGTCATATATGTGCCCAAACAGTTGGTCATTGTTTTTTGTTGCCGGGCATTTGATGGTCTTGGAGTACTCTGTGCTTCTTTTCTCAGGGTTGCGTATGTCTGCAATGCCGTAATTGAACGAGAAATCGAAACCCTCAAATACGTCTAACCGATAACCCTCTATTCTAACCTCAACCACGTTGTCGTCTGTTTTTAATTGCGTAATTCAACTCGAAGGTGTACTGCATCAACTTGTCGTTCAGGCTCGTCTTGCGCTGTATTCTTCGCGGGTCAAGGCTTACGGCTATCAGTTCGTTGTCCTCCTCGATGTAAACGTCAGGTGATGTAGCTAAGTCTTCCATCCAAAGGCTTTCGTCCTCGCTTAAATAGTCGGTGTTGATTGTAACTTTCTTATTCAATGCCACGTTGTAGTCTGTCGTTCCTCTTGCCCTCGTGTCGTAGATGTACGCGAAGCCCGTCCAGTTGTGATGCTGTTGCTCGTAGGTGTCTTTCTTTATATCGGTCGTATGTATTGACTTCATGTTGAAGTTGTGCGCGTCATAGCCCCCCAAACGGTTAAGCCAAACCACCCTAACAGGTGTGTACCTTGAACACTTTTCGTTCACGTTGAAAGTGAACCGCTCCGATGTTTGCGCGTTCGTGTTGTCCTCCAATTGGATAGTGTAGGATGCAGCACCAACGAGAGCCGTAGAAGGCGTAGAACCAAGCAGCGTATCTGTGTAGAGTGATGGGTCTATGTTTGGAATGTCGTGCGTTCCTACTGGAATCCTGAAGTAGATTTGGTCGAATGAATCTGCAACCGTTATCGGGTTGTCAACCTTTCCGTTAGCCAATAACGTACCCGTTGCATTGTAGCCTGAATATGCTTTTATTTCATACTGATAAGCCCCGAAGCGTTCGTTTGCAATGAAGTAAAGATGGTAGCTTTGGTCGCTGTCTATGCGTATTGTTCTCGGTGAGTCGGTCAAAAACTTCTTTGTAGTGCTTGGCGTGTTGTTCATCGTGTAATCCGTGAAGTCAAACGTCAGCCATTCCAGCTCGTTTCTAACTCCATTCCATACACTCTTCAGCCCTGTTATGAATAGGTCAGTATTCTCGTAAACTCCCTGAGCGTTCTTGTCCTCTTCCTGAAGTGCAAGGATGTATTCCTGATGCATTCCGTTTGATACAAAGAATGCGTCATGGTTTGCGCCTTTGATGTCTATCTGACCTTTGACGTAACTCTGCAAGAACCGCGAAGGGTCAAAGAAACAGGTCTGATAGTTAGCCCCGTTATTTGCTCTCGTTGGGTAAACGGTAACTCTGCCAATGGCTGGACTGATAGGATAGTCAGGCGGAAGGATGGAAACCTTGAACCTTACGGTCGGAGTGTTCCTCGTGGTTTTCCAAACCCATACGTTATCATTGAACGCTGTGTTGTAGTTGGCTGGTTCTCCGTTGGGGAATGTTAGAAATATCGCCATTACTTGGTTTCGATTAGTTTCTTTATTTGTTCAAATGTCAACTCTATGTCCTCCGCAAGTGCAGCTTCAACTACTCCCGCTATTTTAGGCGTTACCTTGTCAAAGGCTGGTTTAATCCAGTTCTTCCCCTCTGTTGGGTAGCGTAGTTTCTTGTACACTATCCACTCCGCCCAACTTTTCCGTTGCTTTTCGGTAAACTGCTTGTCAGTTCCTCGAAGTCTTGCCAATACGTTAGGGTATGTCAACCACTTCTCAATTTCTCCGACCGTTGGCGCATCTTCTCCAGCAGCCCGACCTTCGTCAAGACTGATTCCGTAGTCTGCCATTCTTATTTGCAGCTTGTATATCTGCCCGAATAGCTTGACTTTCGGTTGTGCGTCAAGTGATAATGTTGTCAATAGGTTTCCAGATGCAACGTAACCCTGACCCTCGCCAGTTCCTAAAGTTGAGCCGCCCTGTAACGAATCGGCTAACGCTTTGGTGTACTCACCCCGAAACTCATTCAGAGCATCTATCAGTTTATCGAATGCCATTCTGTTTCATTTGGTGGTACTCGTGGTTCTGTTTAGCCTTCTGAAAAGAGATAAGGTTGAGGAACTCCCGAAGAGGAAGAGCAAAGAAGTAACCCCACTTGGTCGCATCGTTATTTGATAGGTTATTGACCACGTTCAGCCAGCCGTATTTCGATTCAAACGTTTCAACCTTCTTTCCGCTTGTCTCTTTATCTTCTCGGCTTTCTTCACCGAAGATTCCAGTATATGTTTGGCGGACTTGAGATAGCTGCTTAAAAAAAAAGCCGACAACGGTTGCACGATTGTCATAGGTGCCTGAAGCATTGCCCCCGAGATTTCCTTGTGTTTCTCAGGGTCATATTTTCCTTTCTTCCAACCATACCATGTTCTCTTTTTGGGAACTAAGAACACCGCCATCACTTCGTGCAGTTGGTCTATCACTTTGTCCGGGTCTTTCATCAAGTGCATCAAGGTAATGTACTGACCTCCGTTCAGGTTGTAGACGTCTGTGATAACATCGTATCTAACGCCTCCAAATTCCACCGCCTTCTGTACTTGTCCCACGAGCTGCTCAGTTAGGAATGAAAGCGTCTGCATACACTTAGCGTAGGTCTTTAGCGAGTAGGTTTCAATCTCATCTACTGGAACGCCTGACATGATGGAAATGATAGCCACGTTGGTCGGGTATTCGTCTCCCTTTTCTGCGAGTATTCGCTGGAGTGCTTGGAACTGCTCAACAGTTACACCAGCCCAGCTGTTAGGTAGTTCAATCTTCATTCTTTATCTGCTCTATTTTTCTTATTGCCCAATTGACCCCAGCGTCTCCGCCCCATGCAAGCCACATCAAACGCCCGCAACCTTCTCCAAGTTTACGTTTAGAGTTCCGTTTGTGTCGGATAAATGCAGCCATTCGCTCAATGGTTTCCAAACTGATTGGCTCACGGTTTGCTAATTGGTTAGCCCTTGCCTTTCCTACGGCAGTACCGCAACCACCCCATCCGTTCTTCTCCGCCCATCTCAGAGCGGCTTTGGCGTTCTCAGAAGCGGCTTTCGGGTAATCCGTGTAAGCCTCTTGCATCCGCCATATTTTGTTCAGTCGTTCAAGCATCTCAGTAATAAATAGCGAATCTGTGTTTTTGTGTCTAACGAATTGTGTACTTGCCCGCGTTCGCCTTCAGCTTCTCCATTGCCACATATCTCAGCGCATCGAGTGCGTGGTTGTTGTCATCTTCGGGTTGGTTGGTAACTTGGTTTGTTTTGTAGTCCCTCTTCCATGCGTAGTTCCTGAGCTCCCGAATGATGTTGACCGAATCTTGATGTACCATAATCTGTACAGATTTCAGCTTGTCAATTCCTGACCTTACGCTGTCCTGACCTTTGGCTACTGGTCGGATTCTGAAACCAGCCCTTCGGATTTCCTCGATGCTCTTGGGCTCTGCTGAATCGGCTATGATTTCGTCTGACCTTTGCAGTCCGCACTTCCTCGCTATGTCTGCGTTGGTCAGTCCTGTTTCGTACAGCACCTCCTTAACCCACAGCTTGCCTTCTTGGTAAAGAACCTCCACGAGTGCGGTAGGGTCGTTGGTAAACCCGAAGTCAAGCCCGTATGCTTTCCACTTGTACCCGGTTGGAAACTCTTTGGTTTCTTGCCAGTTCTCGTAAATGGCGCCTTCTCTTCTTGACCTCTGACCTAATCCGTAGACCTTCCACTTGTACTCGTCAGCCGTGCCGCGTGATACGTTGAAAGGTGTCGGCTCGTAGCTGTTGATTTTGTCCCTAATGTTCTGGTCTAAGAATGTGTTGTCTAGCATTGTGGAATGGATAAGCAGCACATCGTCCCGTTTCAAGACGTTGTCGTATATCCAATGTTCATCTGTGGAAGGGTTGTAGTCAAGAATCCACTTGCCCTTGCATCGCTGCTCTAATTGGTCGAAGTCATCCTTGCTTGTTTCTATGGCTTCGTTCAGCCAGAAGTAATCGGTTTCGATACCGTGTAGCTTCTGCGAATCGTCAAGCCCGTAAAACTCAAATGTAGACCCGTGAGCTGAGTAAATTAAATCGGTCTTGTTAAACGCATCATCCTCCCACACCTCAAGGCTTTGTAATACTTTCTTGAACGTATCGAGTACGGTCGGCTTAATCCACGTACGCCTGAACCTCGCAATTGCAATCCTCTTCGGTTCTTGTAGTCCTGTAAGGTAGATGGCTTGGCAGATGCTCCACGTTTTGGAACTACGTGAGCCACCCTCAAGCACAATTCCCCGAATGGATTTATCATTAATGGCTTGCCACAGGTCATCAAATACGCCAGTTCCTTCAATCTTCACGTAAGTTTATTGGTTGACTTTTTCGGTTTCGTCAGTCTTTGACCTGACTGCTTATTAGCTTCTGACATGAACACAGTTACCTTCTGCGTTGAGCAGCTCATCTTATGAAATCCTACTTTATGGCATACCGGGCACTCTTTCATTTCTTCTCAGGTCGATGTATTACTATTTCCACCTTGTCAGGTTTACCACCGTTAACCGTCTGCTCTACCTCTTCTTTTGGCTTACCGTAGACCCTGTCAAATAGAACATCGAGAATGTGGATGCTTCCCTTCTCGTAGTCGCGTTGGGCTTTCTTCGCTATCAACGCTATCCAAAACGGTAGCTGGTCGTTCTTTGCCAGCTCCACCAACTCGCTTCTTGACTTGCCGAGTACGTTCTTTATGATGTCCTGAACTTGCCCCTTCGACAGCTTCACATTATGCTCGTCAAGGAAGTGTTCCTTCAGTAGAGTTTCCACGTTCTTCGGTCGCCCTTTCGGGTTGCCGCTCTGTCCTTTCTTGAAGGGTTTTAGGTTGTCTTCTTTCGCCACTGTTATGTCTCTGTTTAATTGAGCGCGGAGGTGGAATCGAACCCCTCCTTTCTGCTGGAATGCAGAACGTGCAACCATTACACTTCCCGCGCCTGTCTGTCTTGTAAAGATACTTTTTCTCCTTTATACATTCCAGCTCCTAACTCATCTATTTTTGAGAAGGGTAATATAGGAACGGTTAGCTTGCAGCTTTTATCAATTAGGTAGATGTATTTTAATTGATAACCTTTTAATCTTTCAATAGTGTGTCCTTTAGCTCTTAATTTGTCCATACAACTATCAGAAACTGTCCAACCTTTTACAAGCATTTTATCCCATAATGTTTTACCATGCACTACTTCGCCATTAAAATTAAATACTTGTCCGCTTTCTACAACACCAACTAAGTAAAAGCCACTCGCTCTATAAATAGTGCCATCTCCACATTGTGTCCCGTCCGAAAAAGATATAACCCATTTAATTTGTGGAGCGTTTTTTTTGATGAGCTTGATTGATATCGCTATACATCTACTTTCTGAATACTTAGGTAGATAATCGTCAAAAGCCATTCGATTAAGTTCTATAAACTCATTCCACTTTGTGCCTTCTACTAAATTGATTGTTCCTTTTTTGTTTATGCTTGGTCCATAACTCATAACCCCGTGCAGCTTACCATCCAAAAAACATCCAAAGTGCAGCGTTGAATTTGGCACAACCTTACCTGAGTAGTGATGTTTCTTTACAAACTCATTGGCAACCTTCGCTGGTATGACCTTAACGATTATCTCCTTTGCTCTGCCCATTGCATTACAATTAAATAAAGTGCATTGCCGTTTGAGTTCTCGTTGCCCATCGTTTCAACGTACTTGTATTTTTCCGTTTGCTTTATGTCCGCGATTGCGTTCTTTATCTGCTCCGCTTGTTCATCTGCAAGAGTAAACGTCATTTGCTGAAAAGGCTCTTTATCTCCTGACGGAAGAGTGAACTCATCGGTTGTGTCTATGTCGTCCATATTCTGCCAAGAATCAAGCCCCCAATCTTCCAACTCTACGCTATTCCAAGTATTCGCCAACTCGTCCCAGTCCCATTCTCCAAAGCCTACGTTGTCCTTAATGATGAACTCGCGCTGTTTTTCTTCTGACCAATCAACAACTTGAACGGGTACTTCTGACCATCCAGCTTCTTGCATCGCCTTTAGGCGCATATTACCGCCCAAGACTATCATATCTTTATTGACGACTATCGGTCGAACGTTAGCCATCTCAGGAAAGTCCCGAAGGCTCTGAACCAGCTTCTTAAACTTCTCGTCTTTGATGTATCTCGGGTTCTCCGAGTTGGGTCTGACTTTACTTATCGGTAAACTTTCCATTCTTGTAGTTTGAAAGTGCTTGTTGTGGAGTGTCTCCCATTGCTTTCTTGCAAGGTTCTCCGTTCCAGTATGCGGTTGCGGCTTCTCGGTTGAAGCAGTACCATTTCATTTGATAGGTGTTCTGCGTGATGTAGAGCCCGTAGTTCTCACTTCTTTTCATCTAACCTCCTTTTGATTTCGATTGCGACCCCCGCCTTCTCCGCTTCCTTTTTGGTTTCGTAGATGCAGTTTCCGTTCCCCCATCTCCATTTTCCGTTAGTGCATTTTCTTGCTGGCATTGGTAAAAGTTTAAAAGTGCAACACTCATTAACTGAGGCGTTCGTCCACAAGTAAAACAGACCTTCGCTTTCGGGTCGATGTATGACCACGCTTCTTGGTAGAGCTTCTGCTCTTCTCGTGTTATCCTTCCCGAGTACCGCCCCTGTTCCATCATTGTGATCTGGTCGAGCCTCTCAGCTATAAATAGCAAAACTTCGTTTTTGTCCATGCTTAGAATTTCATGCCACCCGTTTTACTTTAGGTAGTCGGTTATAGTTCGAACCTCCACATCATTCTCTCAAATAAAACACTCAGCAAAGGTACGTAAAGAAGTGCCTCAGGGCTGTGAAACGAACACATCAGAACCCCCAACCAAAAGGACATACACAAACGACAGTCAAAAGGTTTTAGCGGATAAGTCTCAGGCAACCGTAGCCAGCTTTTCAGAAGTAGGTCAATCCCGAATACCTCAATCCAAAGGTAAGCGGCAACGCTCGCGGATAATGCGCTCAAGATGTATAGCATAGTAATTATCTCTTAGTTGGTCAAGTGCTTTGTTTACGGTGTTTCCTATCGACTTGTAGGGTATATCGACCTTCTTGCCTACCTTTCGGTAGCTGCCTTCTTCCAGCCACAATTTAAGTACCTCGCGGTCGTACCAATGCAGCTCATCCATCAGTGTCTCCAAAAGTGCAATATCGTCTTCCTTTTCCCAGTCGTAATCTTCTCGCTCGTGGTCTACCTTCTTGTGATTGTGGAGATCGTATAACTTGGAGAAGCTGGAGCGTTTAGATGTTGCCATTGTCATCATCGTTCTAACCACGTAGAACCTCAGATAGCCGCCTTCGTTTATCTGTTGCCACTTCTCTTCGGGCATTTCCAGCAGAAGAAGAACCACCTCTTGTATCAGGTCATCCGGGCAATTGCATAACTTCTCAGCGAGTTCGTGTAACTCTTGGTCAGATAGTAAATCGATTGCCGCTTGGTCTTTCACGGGCTTAAATGTAGTGATTTTTATTTTAGTGCTTTTCCGAAGGTAACTCCGAACCCTCATCTTCTTTAGTTTCAAGGCTTTCGGAATGTTTTTCGTTTGGTAATTCCGTAGCTGGTTCAACGCAGAATCCACAGGTCTGTTTGTCCTGTTGAGCTTCTTGCCAACCTTGTAAGTATGCTTCTCTGAGTTGCTTCAACCTGTCAACGTCAAACTCTTCATAAATTGGGTAAAGTTCCAACGCCCTTGCTTCTGCCTCTTCTCTTGTTTTCATTCCTTGATTTTTAAAAGTTCGTTTTCGTTTTGCGGTGTGCTATGCCGCACTATTTCACTTTTTATGCTTCACTTTTCGCGTATCGCGATTCGAAAAGTGCGTTATACCGCATTTTACCGCAAACCATGCTCTCGTTCATGGCAAGCCCAGCATAAAACTTTTAGGTCAGAAAGTAACTCATTTCCGAGTCTTTCGTAGGTCAAGTGATGAACTTGCAGCCTGTGCTTTATTCCGCAGACTTCGCATTTTGCGCCTCGTTGCTGAAGTACTCTCGTTCTTTTCCTTTGCCATTCATCAGACTGAAGATACGATTGATACTTGTTCCCGGTCATTGACTGGATTATTTCCTTTATGTGTCTTGGTCGTGCCATTAGAAAGGTGCTTCAAAGTTAGTAGATGGTTTCATAATGCTTTGTGGTTCGTAACCTACATTCTCAAATCTTGTGCATTCGTGTATGAATCTCATTTCAATATCACCGCAAGCACCGTTTCGATTCTTGGCTATTATCACATAGGCAACTCCAAACAGTTCGGCATTGTCCTTGTCATAATACTCAGGTCGGTAGATGAACTCAACAATGTCGGCATCTTGCTCAATTGCGCCTGAATCTCTGAGGTCAGACAATAGCGGCTTGTGCGTTCCTCCTCTTGTTTCAACCGCTCGTGAAAGTTGCGAAAGGCAAACGATAGGAACATTCAAATCTTTTGCCAACATCTTCAAAGCCCTTGATACTTCGCTGACCTCTTGTTCTTTTGACCTTCCAGCAGCTACCTTGTGGTTTATCAGTTGTAGGTAGTCGATGTAAATGACATCAAGCTTTCCTTTCATCTTCAGCTTTTTGCAACGCGTTCTAATTCCGTTCAGCGTGTAGACATCGTCAACTATTATCAAGTTATCATTTATTAAGTAGTTGACCTCCTCGTTGTATCTGTCCCATTGGTCAGGGTCTAACCTTCCGCTTCGGATATTGCTCAAAGGTATTCCTGTATGGATGCTTACAAGCCTCTGCATCAATTGCTCGGAGCTCATCTCTAAACTAAAGAAGATGACCTTCTTGTTGTCCTCGAAAGCTATGTTCATTGCTTCGCATAGTGCCTGAGCTGTTTTACCCATAGCTGGACGCGCGGCTTTTATTATCAGGTCTGAATTTTGCCGACCACCGTAAACTCTATCAAGGTCTTTGAATCCTGTTTTTAGCCCGGTTATTCCGCTCGTTTGGCTTGCCAGTTCCATCTTCTTGGTAACTGCCTTTATCAGTTCCATGTTGGTCTGTGTCTTTCCAAAGTCAACCATTGAGACAATTCGCTCCGCCTCGTCCATCAGGTAGTCGTTGGTTTCAAACGGGTCTTGAGTTATATCTCCAGCACGAGTAACCAAAGACATTCCCAAGTTAGACTGCTCACGTTTTACCTCGTGTTCTTTTAATAGCTGGCAATGCTCATAAAGTGCAGAGCCTGAATCCATGTAGTCAATCAGGTCGGTAATGTTGCAAGGTAGGTCTGTTTGGTTAACCCGTTGCTGAAGTATCACAAGGCTAATCTTGCTACCTGATTCGTATAGCTTTTTGAATACCGTGAAGATGTTCCTAACGTCCTCGTCAATGAATGAGTTCTCGTTAATTATCTCGCTGACCTCCACAAACTTATCAGGGTTTGCAATCAGACTGCCAAGTACTTGTTTCTCGATGCTCATATCAAATTGGGTTTGTAGCGTTCAACCTTTATTTCTTTGTTCTGATTTGGAAGTTCAGGGTCTAACCAAGTTCTGTCCTTAAGATAGTTCAATGGCTTCTTTCTGAACTTTACATCAGGCGTTGAATTTACATACTTTGGAACGTGCTCCAATATCTTGGCATGCTCTTCTCGTTCGATGTTCAGCCATTCCCTTTGACATGGTATCTTGTCAACTTGCTTACCGTAGGCTTCAAAGAAAGTATCGAAATCTCTCCCTATTGATATATCATTATCATTAACACTTACATTAACACTATCAGGTTTTTTGGGTTCTGAAATAACCGACTGGGTTTTTTGGGTTTTAGGTCGTCCACCTTTTGCTCCATTTAACCGAGCCCTTTCAGCCCGTTCCTCGTATTTAACAAGGTCGCGTTTTAAACTCTGCTTGATTGGAATGAAGCACATCTTGGTTATCTTGTCAGGTGCTTCAGGGTTCAGATCATTAACGTACCTGAATAGATGCTTGGCAAGTCTGCCAGCTTCCTCGTCAGTTAGTTCCTCAAAAGATTCTAACCAGTCGCAATAAGCTACAAATGATTTCTTGTCTTTAGCCATAATAAAAAGAAAGGAGGTCGGGTTGACAGCCCGAAACAAAGTGAGCCGACAAGGTAGCTGCGACCTCTGTTACTTCCTCCTGTGTTTGGTGTGTTTATCATTCCTTGCCATTATCAAACGCTTGTCAGGCGTTCATTAGTAAGTAGCAAATATACAAAATTGTGCCACTTGGAAGTCATTTTTCTCGCTCATATCCAAGTGTCCACATTACAAAGTCAAGCAATCTTAGCTTCCAGCTTTCCATAGTTCTCGTGGATTTTGGTTACTAAAAAGTCTCCAGCACTCAGGGCATCTTCGACCTGTCGAATGGAATAGATTACAGTAGAGTGGTCTCTATTGAACATCTTGCCTATCTCGGTCAACGTATAACCTAAAGGGTACAGGATGTCGTACAGTTGAAACATTGCGTACTGCCTTGCTATTACGGTTCCGCGTTCACGGTTCTTTGATTTGAGTTCGGAGTATGCTATGCCTGTAGCTTTCTCGATGTTTGAGATTACATCCTTTGCTTCCTGTCCGATGTATCTGCTGGCTTTAACTCCGTTCAGAGCATCCAGCAAATGTTCCACATCTCCACCAAAGTAACCCTTGTGCAGCTCGATTATATCGGTCAGTTGCTGCCTCATGTTGTCATTGATTCTCACTTGCATCTCCAAACATTTATCTGTTTGCCAAATTCGCCTTCTATCTTGTAACCGGTCTTCTCGATTAGCCCTTTCTTGTGGAGGTTACTGAACGACCTTCTAATTGAAGTAATAGGTGTCTTTGCCCACTTGTCGGAAGATAACGGCTCCATGATTTGAAAGTGCCGTAAGACTCGCTCAGGTGTTACCCCGAGCTGGTCATGGTTTCTGAAATAAAGTAGAACAAGTTCGTCCTGACTTTTGGCTTTCTCTTGGGACTTCTTCAGCTCTGTCCCTATTTCGTTGTTCGTGTTGTAAAACATCAGTTCTGATTTATGTAATTGATTATTGTTTCTTGTGTTCTTACACTGACCCTTTCGCCAGCGAAGTAAGCGTACACGGTTTGAGTTGATAGCCCCGTGTCTTTGGCTATCCGATAGGCGGTTATCTTCTTGGCGTTCGCCTCCGCTATCACTTCGTCAATCTTGACTATTTGAATCATCTTCAATTAAATTTATTGGTTCTTGTTCTTCTGTCCAGTACTCAATGATAGGCTCGTCAAGTGAGTGGTCGATATAATAGGTGCGTCCGTCTATCTCAACAAAGACGCTCTTCTCGGTGGTTAATTTGATAATCATCTCTCTCCAGCTACCTCCCAAGCTATATCTTCAACGTCATATTCTAACGCCTCCAATACGTCCGTAATGTCCACGTCTACACCGTTTATTTTTGTAGTGATGCAAATGTCGTTGACCGAAGCGGAGCAGCCCGGATGACCCGTGCCATCTGAGTAATACCTGACCATCGGCTCTTCAGGATAATGCGTAAAGCTGACCTCCACTTCAAGGTTAGCAATCCAATGTTTGAAACTTCTTGTTTTCATGTTAAAACGATTTTTATTTGTACTCCTTCTATTTCTGTTTGTGCTTCAAAAAAACCATTGCAGCC